CCGCCCCCCTTTGCCCGGGGGGCCCCGTCACCACTTGTGTCCACCACCCTAAAAATTAAGGGGAACATTCATGCCATACAAAAATCCCGCAGACCGCGACACATACCCGCCGTATGCACAGCGCCCAGACATTATCAAAAAGCGTGCGGCACGCAACAAAGCCCGCACCATCATGGAGAAAGAAGGGCTGGTGCACAAGGGCGACGGCAAAGACGTTGACCACAAAAAGCCTGTGAGCAAAGGCGGTGCAACAACCCGCAGCAACTTGCGCGTCAAGACAGCATCCGCCAACAGGACGTTCGACCGCAAGAGCGACCACAGCGTCAAATAAAAACACGAGAAGCAAATGCAAGTCATCGAGAACAAAGCTCTACTCTTTAAAACTAGAAACCCCGACAAGTACCACTTAATTCCCAAACACAAAATCCTCTCTGAGAATGCGGGGACGTTTGAGATATTGGTTTACTGGGGGTTAGAAGAGGTTCAGGTACTACGAAACTTAGGCGTCAAAGATGTACCTTCGCCCATTACGGGGCGGTACGGTTGGCCGGGGCGGTACACGCCTATGTCGCACCAGATGGCCACATCGGACTTTCTCACTATCCACCGCAAGGCGTTCGTGTTCAGCGAGCCGGGTACAGGCAAGACGCTGAGCGCTCTATGGGCCGCAGACTACCTGATGAGCATTGGCAAGGTCAGGCGTGTGTTGGTGCTCTGCCCGTTGTCCATCATGCAGAGCGCTTGGCTAGGGGACTTAACCAGCAGCGTCATCCACAGGTCTGCCATCGTGGCGCACCACGCTCAGGCCAGCCGCCGTATCGAGATGGTGCAGCAGGACTTCGAGTTTGTCATCGCCAACTACGACGGTCTGAACCTGATCGCCAACGAGGTCAGGAACGACGGCAGGTTCGATCTGGTAATCGTCGATGAGGCGAACGCCTACAAGACCCCCACGACCAAGCGCTTCAAGGCGCTGGCGAGCATCCTGACCCCGGAGACGCGGTTGTGGATGATGACGGGCACACCCGCCTCGCAGTCCCCGGCGGATGCGTACGGCTTAGCCAAGCTGGTCAACCCCAACGGGATACCCCGGTTCTTCACGGCGTGGCGTGACAAGGTGATGCACAAGGTCACGATGTTCAAGTGGGCGGCGAAGGTCAATGCCCCGCAGCTCGTCCACGAGGCGCTACAGCCTGCGATACGCTTTACCAAGGCCCAGTGCTTGGACTTGCCGCCCGTGCTCACCACGACCCGTTTGGTGCCCATGACGCCCCAACAGTCCAAGTACTACACCACGCTCAAGGATCGTATGTCGATACAGGCAGCGGGTGAAACAATCACAGCGGTCAACGCGGCGTCGGGCTTGAGCAAGCTGCTGCAGATAAGTTGTGGCGCTGTGTACACGGACGAGAAGGATGTGGTCGAGTTCGATGCTGGCCCACGGCTGGCTGTGCTGGAAGAGATACTGGAAGAGACAGACCGCAAGGTGCTGATCTTCGCCATGTTCCGCAGCAGCATCGACAGCATCTACAACCACCTCACCAAGAAAGGCTTCCGCGTAGAGCTGATCCACGGTGGTATCACACCCAACAAACGCGCCGACACAATCCGACGTTTTCAGAACGAGCAAGACCCTCGCGTGCTGGTCATGCAGCCACAGGCTTCGGCACACGGGATTACCCTAACCGCAGCGGATACGGTAGTGTTTTACGGGCCGCTGATGTCTGTTGAGCAGTACATCCAGTGCATTGCACGGGCTGATCGCAAGGGCCAAGACGCCAGCAAGGTGACGGTTATCCACATCGAGAGCAGCCCGGTAGAGAAGAAGATGTTCACAGCTTTATCCACAAAGGTTGTGGATAACTTTACGTTGACCCAGATGTTCGAGACAGAAATAAATTCTTAAGAAAGGAGTTGCAGACGCTAAAAATCACGCTACACTTGTCAAACGATAGACACAAAAAGGAGAAAGCAAAATGACTGAAGACATGATCCCAATGGATAAACTAGCCCGCATCTACCGAAAGATAAAGGCCGAAATCGACGAGCTGACCAAGGACTATGACACCAAGGTTGAGCTGTTGAAAGAGAAGCAGAACACGCTGAAGTTTGCAATGAAAGACCAGATGCATGCGCTCGGTGTGAAGACTGTGAACACCACCTTCGGCACAGTGTCGATGGTGCTGAAGACCCGCTATTCCACGCAAGACTGGGACGCGTTCAAAGACTTCATTGTTGCGAACGATGCCGTTGACTTGCTGGAGAAAAGGATTGCCCAGACCAATATGGCGCAGTTCTTGGCGGACAACCCCGGTTCAGTGCCACCCGGCCTGAACGCATTTTCGGATTTTGAAATCCGCGTAACCAAGCCTTCCAACTGAGGAGAACCCCATGAGTAACATTACCCTATTCAACCCCTCGAACGTACCAGCGTTCGCTCGCAACAACGTCTTGTCAGACACCGCACTGGCCCTCACTGGCGGCGGATCGAACAGCGGTAAGCGCATCTCCATCAAAGGCGGTGTGTTCCGCTTGCTGGACAACGGCAAAGAGATCACCGCCATTGATGACCGCCACTTGGATGTCGTCATCGTCAAGGCCGCGCCAAAGGTCAGCCGCCAGTTCTACGCGGCTGCATGGAACCCCGATGCTACCGCTTCGGCACCCGACTGCACTTCCAACGACGGCGAGCGCCCCGATGCTTCCGCCAAGAACAAGCAGTCCGTGACATGCTTGAGCTGCCCACAGAACCAAGCTGGTTCGGGTACGGGCAATAGCCGCGCCTGCCGCTACCAACAGCGTCTGGCGGTGGTGCTTGAGAACGACATGGACGGCGCAGTGATGCAGATGATCCTGCCAGCTACGTCGATCTTCGGCAAGGCAGAAGGTGACAAGCACCCCCTGCAGTCCTTCGCTCGTTATCTTGCAGCGCAGAACCCCCCGGTCAACCCGGAGCAGATCGTGACCCGCATGAAGTTCGACACCAAGTCGGAGTCACCCAAGCTGCACTTCTCCCCCACGCGCTGGTTGACCGACGACGAATACAGCACCATCAAAGACCAAGCCGACAGCGAAGACGCTGTGAAGGCTGTTGGGGCAAGCGCGGCTGCAACGGATGGCGCGAAGGTCGCTCCGCTGGCTATCGCTGGCAAGCCCCCGGCAAAGGCAGCGCCAGCGCCCGTGGTTGATGAGGACGAGGACGAAGCCCCGGCCCCCGCTCCGGTAGCCAAGCCCGCCGCCAAGAAGGCCAAGCCAGCGCCAGCTCCTGTGGTCGAAGAAGACACGGCACCGGAACCCGAAGTGCGTAAAACCGCACCCAAGGCAACAGCCGTGCCTGCTGGTAAAGCCAGCCTTGCAGACATCGTGTCTGACTGGGACGACGAGTAATTTTTAGGGGGCTTCGGCCCCCTCACTACTATGGCCTACTCACAAAAAATCATCGACCTTGTTGCGGCGTCCCCCAAGACGATGGGCAATCGTCTTGGGCGTTGGGCCGTTCACTTGGACTTCCCCGTGACGAAGATCGCCATCGCGCTTGGGGTCACGCGCCAAACCGTCTACAACTGGTTCGAGGGTAAGGATGTCTTTGTGGCATACCAGAACCGCGTCGAACTGCTACTAACAATAATGTCCTCGTCAAAGACGGCGGATGAAGCTTGGAGAAGAATATGCAAAGAGTACAACTTGAAGCCCTGAACCCACGGATTCTTACTGACGAGGAGCTGGCCCACTACGCAACGCTGTACCCTGCCTCGGAGCTGCCTTTTGAATGGGTGGAGGAGCTGGTCAAGCGCTTCGTTGCTTTCGTAGACGCCGACGCACAGTAACCTAGGTCACCTATGGAACCGCTTGATTTTCTAGCGGCGGTTTTGCCACCTCCCGGTAACGGGCGTTACTGCGTGGCAGAGCTGACGAAGAAGAAAGAACACGTTTATGTGGACACGCTGGAGGAAGCGCAGGTAGCCGTAGATCGGTGGAAGAAGTCGAACCTTGACATCTACTTTGGACTGAGTACGTTCGGCAACGCCGACACACGTTCGGCCACCAATACCCAGATGGCAAAGTGCATAGCCATCGACATCGACTGCAACCATCCGAAAGATTTGCCCGATGAGCACGGGGAGTTCAAACCCAAGGCGTACCCCTCGGCACGCGCTGCCGCGCAAGCCATCATGGAGTTCTCCACCGAGGTGGGGCTGGCTGGGCTGGGCGAGCCGTGGATGGTGGCTTCTGGCGGCGGTGTGCACGCCTACTGGCCCTTGCGGGAAGCTGTGGAGATCGCTGAGTGGAAGCCTGTGGCAGAAGCGTTCAAACGCTTGTGCGTGCAGAAGAAACTCGGCATCGACCCCACAGTGACGGGCGATGCAGCGCGGGTGCTGCGCGTACCAGCGACGGTCAACACAGGCGTCAAGAGTGGCAAGCGCGTGCGCGGCGAGACCAGTGTGCGGTTCATGCACGGCGGGGGGTTCTTCGACATCGAGGACATCCGCGCCCTGCTGGAGCGTCACCTAGCGATTACCGCGTACGCCGTGAAACCCGCGCCGAGCACCGCCCTCACGATAACTGGGCAGCGGCCTAAGAGTGCGCCGATGACCACAAGCGTGCAGTTGTTTGCCAACAGCATCACCAAATTCGGCAATATCTACAAGGCGACCAAGAGGGGTAATGGCTGTGGGCAGTTAGAGTTCTACGTCCTGAACGCCACAGATGACGGCAGGGAGCCGTTGTGGCGGGGGATGTTGAGCATCGCACAGAAGTGCGAGGATGGCGAGCGTGCAGCTACGTGGTTGAGCGACCTGCACCCTTACGATACGAACCGAATGCACGCCAAGCTGGCTGAGATCAAAGGCCCGTACCCGTGCACCAAGTTCGATTCGGAGAACCCCGGCGTTTGCACCAACTGCAAGCACTGGGGAAAGATCACAAACCCGCTGGCGCTGGGGCGTGATACGGCTGTCGTTACAGAGGCGAAGGAAGTAGAGGTTGAGGTCACGGGGTCGGATACGTTTCGCAAGATACTGCGCCCGGAAGCCCCGTTTGGTTATGCGTACGGGCGCAAGGGCGGCGTGTACATTGAGAAGCGTTCGGAGAATGAGGATGGCACGGAGTCCAAGAAGCTCACGCTGCTGATTAGCTACGACCTGTTCCCCATCAACATCCTCGACAACGCTGGTGAGCACATGGTGCACATGCTGGCGCTGCGCCCTGAAGGGACGCAGACAGTCCTGCTGCCCCAACGGAGTTGCGTTAGCAAAGACGAGACGATGAAGAGCTTGGCTACGCAGAACGTACTTGCTGCCTTTGGCGCTGGTAACGACAAGAACTTTTTTGATTACATACGAGCGAGCGTTGAAAAAATGAGCACTGGAAAATTACCCATCAAAGTACCTGCAAGCTACGGCTGGCAGAAGGACAACACCTTCGTCTACGCAGGCAGGATTTACGCACCCAAGGTCAAGCCCGTGGAAATACCTATGGTCGGGCTGGAGAACATCGTGAACAACACGCAGCCCACTGGCACGCTACAGGGCTGGCGCAACGTGATTAACCTGCTGATCCAGAAGAAGCTGTACGACCAGTTAGCGATCATCTTGGTGGGCGCTGCCGCACCCCTGATGAGGTTTACGGGCATCTACGGTATGACGTTCCACTGCGCGTCAACGTACTCTGGTACGGGCAAGTCGCTGGCGCTCGAAGGCGCGGCGTCCATCTGGGGCCACCCGGTGCACTACCGGACGGGCAAGAGCACATCGGCGGTAGCCATGCAGCAGCGGCTTGGGATGCTCAACAGCCTACCCCTCATCACGGATGAGATCACCAGCAAGAACCGTGCGGCCCCCGATTGGTTTACCGAGTTCCTACTGGACATGACCGAGGGCCGGGGCAAGGAGCGCATGGAGGCAGGCACCAACAAGGAGCACCTCAACAACTCCACATGGATGTCGAACGCGCTGATGTCCTCGAACACCTACGTGGTTGACACGCTGCTTGGCACCCGCAAGCACGCATCCGAGGGGGAGATTCGCCGGGTCATCGAGTTCGATATGGACACCACGCTGGTGTGGGAACCCCATGAGATCGAGATCATCAAGTCCTTGGCGCAGAACTACGGCGTGGCGGGCGACATCTTTGCCCAATACTTGGTGGACAACTTCGACAAGATTGCTGAGATGGTTCCTGATGTGGTGCGGCAGATGTACCTGCAGTTCAAGGCCCCCAATGACGAGCGTTTCTGGATGGCAGGTGTAGGCACTGCGATTGCTGCAGGCATCTTGTTCAGCGACAACAACGCGGAGATCGTCAACATCCCCATGCCCGAGATGATCGCGGCGTTTGGCAGGCGCATAGATGCCATGCGTAAGGCCGTGAACAGCAACAAGCGCACCGCCGAGGACATCCTGAACGCTTTCATCCGCGAGAACAACGGCCACTTCGTTACTGTGAACTACGGCGCTGCAGGCGGCGTCTTGGCGCAGATGGGGGACGGGGCTGCAATTGACAAAACGACAACGCGGACTTCCGTACAGGGGCGTGTGGAGAACGGTCTGACACCGGGCTGCTCAGACCTGTACATCGAGGAGCGTGTGCTGCGGACGTTCTGCTCCAGCATGAGCTTCGGCTACGCTGACTTCAAGAAGCAGCTTGAAGCGCACCCGCACATGGAAGTCTCGTACGCCCCACGCAAGGACTTGATGGCCAGAACCAACGGCCCCCTGATGCGCGTAGCCGCCATGAGGATAAGCCGCCCCTTGAGCGAAGACGATGGCCTTAAACCCCTCGTACCCTTGGGAAAAGGTTGAGCGCGGGCAGGGGTTCTTCGTCCCCTGCCTAGACCCCGAAGCGGTTAAGGAAGACGGCCTTAAACGGGCCGTCTTCCTGCGTGTGTTTGATGCCCAAGCCAAGGTGGGCATCCGCGCTGGCCTTATGGGGGTGTGGTTTTATCGGCGGCATCCTGCGCCCGCCTGATGGCCTTGAGGTAGCGCTCGGACTGTAGCTGGCGTTGCGCGTTCAACTCGTCGATCCGTTTTTCTTTGGCGTCCGAAGACGCTTTGGAGTTGCGGACTAGCTCTTCCTGCGTACGCAGCGCCCCCATGACCTTCTGGTACTGCATCGCCATTGGCGCGACGGCAATCTCAGCGCGGTGCTCTTGCAGGTAGTCCTTGGCTTCTTGGATTTTTCCGGTCTTGCGGTAGTCGTCGAACGTACGTTTGGCCTGCGAGGCTTCCGTAGCCAGCTTGTACACAACGTCCGCTTCCTCGCCGCCGTACTTGCGCTGGAACGAGCTGCCAATCAGCGGCATCTCCGACAGCTTGCGGGTAGGCTCTTCTTTGCCGTCGCGGAAAATGCCGTTCGTAGACGCCAGCACCATCAAAGGAATCTGCCCCAAGTAGCCAGACACAATGTGCTCGATCTGGATGGGGGACAGCCCCGGAACCATAGTGGCCATCCACTTGGCGACTTCCGTGGTGTGCGCGTTGTACCGTGCCTCGGGGTCCAGCTTCCTCTGGCGCTCGGACTCTATTGCGTTGCCCGAGAAGAAGCTCTTGTTGGCATATATCTCGGCGAAGGGTTTAATGATCTGCGGCGCAAAGTTGCTGCTAGCGCCGGGGATAGAGCCGACGAACATGTCCTTGATCGCACGCAGTTGCTGGGGGGTATCCACCTCGCCCTTGATGGCGTCCGCCAACGCCACGCCTGCGGAGAAGAAGAAACCAAACTCGTACGGGATAGGCAGCTTGAGCGGCTCGTCCACACCCGGCAAGGGCACGAAGAAGTTCGTGTACCGGTCTCGCGGCTTGGCGTTCTTGTAGTAATCGTCGTCGTCCATAGCCATCGCGTAGGCTATGCCGAACCCCGTGAGCATCATGGCGTTGTTGTAAAACTTGCGCTTAATCTTCAGCACATCGTTGGCGGGCATGTTGCCCGTCGCCGCCTTGAACAGCACGCTCAGACCCTGAATCTGCGCGTTGAAGAAAGGTATCATGCGGCTGGCGTACTGCACGGTGGGCGACAACCCGCGCTTGGCAAAGTTCATTGACTCGCGCACTGAGTGGCTGGCCTCGACTTCGGACAAGCCGTTTTTAATGGCGTTCTCGTAGATCAGCGCACGGGTAGCGGCATCGGCCTGCAGCGCCAGCCTGTCGGCCTTGGCAAACAACTTGTCGAGCACGCCTTGGGACTTCCCGCCGGCCAACTGCAGCGCGATCTTGGACATGTTGGCCGGGTCGCCCTCGAACAGCCCCGACTGCATCAAACCCTTCTCGATCATCTTAGCGCCAGCTTCGCTCTTGCCTGCCACGATCTTCAGGAACTCCCGGTTGGCCTTGAAGATAGCCGTAATGGGGCCGTAGTCCAGCCCGGAAGTAGCCGTGGCTGCAAACGGATCGCGGAACAACTGGCGAGCCAAGTAGATGGGCGTGCGCGTCACGCCCGAGCGCAGCAAGTCACCGGCAATGCCGCCCCATTTCAGAAACGCAGGCAGCGTCAAGTGTGCACCGTCCAAGGACTTGATGATTAGTTCCGCAGGGACACCGCCGAACATCGTGTCGTTGGTCTGTACGCGCAGCCAGCGGTCGCCATTGTCTGAGGGCTTATTTGGGTCGGGCTCTTGCGTCCAACGAATGACGCTGGCGTCAGCAGGGCTTTTACCGGAATGAATGGGCATCAAGTTGGTCGGCTTGCCCATCTTGTCCACGGGGCCAAGACCTTGGCCTGCAGCTTGCATGGCGTAGCCTACGTTCTTCATGGCCATGTTGTTCATGCCCTTGGTGACCAGCAGCATGGTGTTCCGCATGATCGACTTGTCCAAGGGCATGATCTTGTCGTTGCCGCCTTTGAGTTCAGCAAGGTACGGCTGGTGCGAGATGTCGCCAATCGTGATCGTCTTCTCTCCACCAAAGACCAGCTCCGCCACGCCGTCTGCACGAACGCGGTAATAAGGAACGTAGTCCTCGTCCTTCAAGTACGCCTTGGCATCAGCCTGCGTAATGGCCGCTACCTGCGGGGAAGACAGCCACTCGATCATGCCCCGGTTGAAGGCGTTGTACTTGGCGCGTACGTTCTCCAGCGCGGCCTTCAGCTTGGGGTCAGCGTCAGCCACAGCCATAGCGTCTACAAGTTCTTGCTCGGTTTCAATTCCAAGTGCGCCGATGTCCAGCTTCTTCAAGCCTTTGTTCAACGCACGCTGGGCAATCATGTACACGGACGCCAGCCCCATCTTGCCTTCTGTATTGCCGTAGGCATCGGGGATGTCCTGCACAGCGTCGAACACCGCGCCAGCATCATTCTTCATGGTGCTCTGGACTTCGTAATACCCCTTGGAGTCCTTGACCATCTTGGGCGGGCCGTTGCTGAGCACCATTTGGGTAATGGCCCCGTGCTGATCGGCTGCGGTGATGCTGAACACGGCCTGACGAAATTCCCGCGTGCTGCCCATAGTGTTCGGGTCTGCAACAGCGTTGTTCAGCGCCTTGATAACGCCCGCCCGCATGTCGGACACTTGCATCTCAAGCTGCAGCGCAATGTTGGAACCGGCCTTCTCGCGCAAAGTTTGGGGTTGTGCAACGGCCTTTTTCGCTAAGTCGGACAGGGCATCGTTGGACGCATACTGAGCCCCCTTGCGGAACAGGCTAGGCGTTGCTCTAGCCGTCAGCTTGCGTGACGGGGCCAGTATGCGGTCAACCAGCGCTTGGGCTTCTTTGCTGGATATTTCAGTCTGCATGCCCAACATGCGTTTAAAGAAGCCCAGTACCCGTTGCAAGAGCGTAGTCGGCTTGCCCACGGAGTCCAGCTTATTGCGGAAGTCCTTGTTGGATTCGACCTCTGCGGCAAATTCGCGTACGTCGGCAATGCCCTGCTCGCCCTTGAACAAATCGCTCTTAACAATACTGGCGTGCAGCGCCTCAAGCCCTTTACGTGCAGCGCGTTGGTCCGCCGTCAGCGTTGCCGGGTCTGCCAGTAATACGTGGTCCGTAGCAGCGTGCCCCATTTCGTGCAACACATCCTCTTCGGTCAACCCGTCTGGGTGCATCGTGATAGTGTTGTCTTGGGGGTCGTACAACCCGGCTACCGACTCGCCTTTGTAGTTGACGTCCTTGTCCACCGACAACTTGGTACGCATCAACATGGGCCGCAGCTTGGCCGCAGTAGCCCGGATAGCCGGGGTCGAGCCGTTCTTGGCAAGCTCATCCGCTAGATCAAGGATGCGCCCATCCTGCGCCATCTCAACAGCCTGTGCCGACAGCGGCGTGGAAGTGCGAGTAGCGTCAAACTGGCTGGGGGCGCTTAAACTCCCGCTTGCCTCTGACTGACGCTGCGCTTCAGCGTCACTAAGCGCCAGTGCTTCTTTCCCCGACTGCGCCCCTTCTACGCTTTTGCGTGCAGACGCTAGTGCAGCGCTGGTTTCTTTCTGGCTTTTCGTGACTTCCTCAACAACGGCTTGTTTGTCGGCAAGAACCCCCTTGAGCGTTGTCTCCCGTTCTTGCAAGCCTTTGAACAGCTCTGTGTAACGGTTGCCTTTCTTTGCTTTGTTGTTGTCCCGCAGGTACTGCATTTGGTCTTGCAGAACCTTCAGTTCTGCACGGGCTTCCGCCACCTCGCGCAACGCATCTTGTGCGGCTTTTGCGCGGTCAGAAGCACGCTTGCGCTCACCGGGCTCAGATATGCGGCCAGCGTAATAACCCGCACGCGTGTCAACAACGGTATTGCCCGACTTCGCTGCAGCAAGGTCTGCAGGAATTTCACCGGCTTTTTCTTGGCGCTTTCTGGCTTTCTGGTCATAGCCTGCGGCTTGGGATTCGTCAAAAGCTTTCTCAAGTGCAAGCTGACCTTGCTCTTTGATTTCCGTCGTAATGCGCGGTGCGTTTTCGTAAACCGAGTCCAGCTCGACAACAGTCTTGCGGCGCTTTTCTTGAAGGTCCGCAATTTTTTCTTTGCTTTCTGTAGTCAACTTGTTCTGCGGGTCTAGCAGCGTTTCCAGTTGTGCATCAAACGACCCCAGCTTTCTGCGGATGCCAAGAATGCGTTGCTTGAGTTCGGACACATCCTGCGTTACGCGAGTACCCGGTAAGTCCAAGCCCTCGCGCCCACGCTGCAATACATCTCGCCACGTTGCCATTGGGGTAGCTTCGTTAACTGGCGCGTTCTTATCAGCTTCAGCTTTGGCTTCTGCTTTTTTGCGTGTCTCGTCAACAGTTTCTTGCCGCCGCGCTGTCTCAAACGCTTTGGTGAGGCGATCAATTTTTGCCGTGGCTTCATCAGCCTCTGTCAACAACGCATTACGTACGGTGGTGTCCGATACGTATTTATTAAGCAACCCCTTGAGGTCAGCGCGTGCTTTGTCAACGGTGCTCTTAGCAAGCCGTACTGCGGCAGTCAGGCGGTTAATTTCTGTGTTTAAAGAAGTTTCACCCGCCAACGCTCGTTTAAGCTCAAACAATTCTTTGACTTTGTTCGCGGAAAACACCTCGTTCGTATTTTCTTCCACCAACTTTATGTGGTTTTTGGTGTTTTCATTTTTTGTTTTTTTGTACTGTTCTTTCAAAGCATCCAAAAGCGCAACTCTTTGCGCGGGATTTTTATCAACAATTACCAGTAAACGATCTACCTGTTGTACCAAAGCTTTCTTTTGGCTTTCGTTAAGCCCCGCAATTTGTTCACGAATGTCCTTGAGCAACTTTACGCGTGGGGGAATACTTTGCAGCGCGGTTTCAAGCTCGACAACTTTACGTACGGCAGGGGCATACCAAGCAGGCTCCCCACGCTCTTTCTCTGCGCCCTCCAACAAGGGTTCCGTTTCTGCTTTGGCCTTGTTGAGCGCAGCTTCGGCTTGCTGTGCGGCAGTCTTGGCGGGTTGCAGGCTATTCTTTATAGCTTGCAGCGCTGCTTGGTTGTCAGCCTTTTGCTGCGCAATGGCTTCGCGCATGCCCTGCACGTTTTTGGAGTCCAGCATGGTCTGAAAGTTATCGGGCGTAGCGCGTTGCGTAACGGGCTCGCTCTCCGGGAACAGAGAACGCTGCGGTTGAGCGCTGGTTCGCTGCAGTTCTTCCTGTGTAGCACCGGGTTGAGTTGTGCTTTGACGGCCTTCTTCTTGTGCCCGAATCATGTCGCCCAGTTCACGTACCGCAAATTGGTCGGGGAGGTTGCCTTCCATAACGCGTTGTACTTGCTCACGCGCCAGCGCAATGAACTCTTTGTCAGACGTAGCAGGCAGTACATCGCGCAGTTGGTTCAACAGTTGTACAGAAGCCTCATTGGTTTTTGTCGTAGTAACCCCTGATTTTTCTTCGGCCAGTAGCTGCGCGATATCGCTAAAACTTTTTACTTTTTCTGGTGGTTTAACCGTGTTTGTGGGTATTGAGGTAGTGCGGGTATCACGCGTGTTTAGAACACGGTCGATCATGTCCAGCGTGTTTTGTTTGTCGTCTTCCGCCAGCTTCGGTTGCTCGCGCAAGTTAAGGTTCGGGCTAACTATTTGCGGGCCAGTCGGACGTGCGTAGCCAGTCTGGCGCATTTGCCCGTTTTCATCGCGCTCAAGCGTAGGGGTAGCCGACCGCTGCACGGTCTTCTCTTTCATCGTTCCCTGAACATCCTTCTGCATGCGCTCGGCAGCAGAAAATATGTTCTGGTAGATGTTGGCACGCATCTGGTCTTGCAGCGATGCAACGGCTTCCACCGGGGCACCAAACTGACGCTGGCCTACCGGGGCATTTTCTGGAACGGCTTGACCCCAACGGTCTTGTAGCTCGTTGAAGCCTTCCATGACACGTGCGCGAGCTTCACCAATTTCCCAATCAGCCGCAGGCGACAGGCCAAACGCTGCGCGGCGGGCTTCAATCTCATCCAAATGGCTCTTGAGGTATGCCATTCGCGCTGTGTCCAGCATGGCGGACGATTGGTCTGCCAGCGTAATAGCAGGCTTGCCCTCTGCTTCGCGTTTCTTGTTAATGTCTTGCAGGCGGGTAGACACTTGTGCCGTGTCAGGACGCAGTTTGATTTTTTGCAGTTGTGCTACAAACGCTTGCAGCATTTCGCTTTGCTTGTCCGCATGCTGTTCGGCTTCTGCTTCTTTAGCGCGGGGCTCAGACAGCCTACCTTCGCCCAAAGCGGGCAGGCGTTCAATCGGTTTGTTGGATGCCGCGTTCTCTTGGCTCGACTCAATGTTCAGGATTTGGTCGTTGAGCGAATCAATAAGCCCTTTGTTTCGCGTGAGTTTTGCAATGGCCAGTTGTGTTTGCAGGTCACGTAGGTGCGCTTGTTCACCGCCAAGCCCCAACATAATTTGTCCGGGGGTAACGGTGCTGCCAGTAGGCAGTGTGGCCAGCAGCTTGTCAATCGTTTCTTTTTCAGCGCGGTGCCGCAGTTCTTCATCCCGTTGTGGCTGTTCGGCGGCGGGCTCCTTTGACGCATCCAACTTACGCTGGGTGCGGCGCTCTTGGATACGTTGGGCAACATACGCGTCGGACTCCGCCTTGGCACCTTGTTGCGCTTTCTGACGTTGGGCCTCCAGTGCTGCAGTTTTTTCTTGTTCGATCTGTTCTGCTGTTTGCGACACCGCTTTGAACGGCTGCATCGGAATTTCTTGTTGCGGGCTGGGTGCTGGGGCAGCAGTCGCCAACTGGTTGTGTAAAGACTCCAGCTTTGCCGCGTGTTTTCCTACCGCATCCAAATCCCCCTGTTCGTCAGCAGTTGCCAGCTTCTTAGTCAGCGTAGCAATCTGCGATTGAATTTTTAAAACATCGGGCATTGCGGGCATGGAACTTTGAATTTGATCCAGTGCTTTTTTAACCGTGGCGTACTTTTCTGCCAACGCTTGTTTTTCTTTGAACGCTGTTGGCGGCAACGCTGAATTTTGTTCGCGCAAATGGTCGAGATAGCCCTCTAAAGCTCGGGCCTGTTGCACATCGGGGTTATCCGTCAACAGTGTTTCAGGCGCATTGGCTTTGCCGCGATTGCCGACCGTTTGGTCGTACATATCAAACGTCTGTTGCAACTGGGCTTGTCGGCTGTCTGGGCCGTATAGGCTGCGTTCCTGCTCATTAGCAAGAACTTCAGCCGCAGTACCGGCACGTTCCACAGGGGTGCCAAACATGTCCAAGTCGGGCGTAACGGGCGCTGCACCTTCGGGTACCAGTGAAGGCTGCTGCAGTTGCGTTGTGTCCTCAATGGGCGTAGGCGCGGGGGTTGGCTCGGGCGGTAGGAACTGGCGGTACTTGCGAAACTCTGCGTTGGCTGCTTTCAGTACGTCGGCGTGCTCGGCAAGGGCTTGCTGGGTTTCGCGGTTGTCCTGCTTCTGATCTTCCGTAAGCTTGACACCCTTGCCTGCCCGGTGCATCTGAGCGTCTAGTTCGTTCTTGCGCTGCTCTGCGGCTAGGTAGTCCGCTTGTGTTTTTTGAGCGTACTCAGGGGTTTGCTTCTGGGTTTTTTCAATTGCGGCGGCTTGCTCTGCGGCTTGCGAAGCTGCGGTGCGGTCGGCCACTTGCTTGGCACGGTCGGCTGTATCGAACCGGGTTTGCTCTTGACCGCGTTCAACGTACCGGCCAGCAGGGGCCAAGATGCCGCCAAGAACGGCACCGCCGATGAAGCTGTCAAAGTATTCTGCACGGGCCGTTGGGTTGTCGATGGCCAGACCTGCCTGCATACGCTCGAACACTTGCTGGCCCGCTTCGGTCAGACCTTCAACACCCATCGTCTTTCCGGTGGCCAGCAGGTAGTCCGCAGCCGTTTTCTTGATACCCTCCTTGGCCAAGTCTTTAGCCGCTTGGGTGGTCAGTTCTATGCCAGCACGCTCGAATATCTTGCCGATGCCGGGGATCATCTTCAAGCTGATCGTATCCAGCACCGCCGAAGGGATGGCCGCTAGGGCAGCATCGGTAAGGTCTGTTTCGCCGAGGCTTTTGTTCGCCATGCCTTCGCCCGGTGTCATCTGGCGAGTTAGGCCAGAGCCGGTGAATTGCGCGGCGGATGTTAAGCCTGCGGCACCTAGTCCAAGCGCCGTACCGGCAGTGGTTAAACCCCCTAGTACGGGTGCCGCAGCAAGGGTTGCAGGCAGTGCAAGGGTCGCCGCACCAGCGGCAAGCGGAGCCGCCATATAGGGCAGGGAACCGCCCGCCAGCTCACTAATATTGGCCAGCGGGGCTTCAAAAAAACCTTCTTGCGTGGGGGCAAAGGTTTTCTTTCGGTAGGCTTCCTGCTCGGCAATGTAACTCTCTGCCTCGGGAAGCCCCATGAGGCCCGTACGCCCTGCAAGCGCAGCTACATCGCCCTTGAGGCTTGAGAACCCTGCTTTAAGCGCTGGTACGAAACCTGACTTCGGGGTTTCCTCGGGAGTTTTCTCGCCCCCAAAGGCTTCGGGGTACTTTGCGTATGCTGCTCGGACTGTGGTGGCGTAATCATCCCCCTCCCGTGCAGTGTAGTACGCGCCGTTTGGTAGCTGGATGTAATTAGCCATAGTCTCTTAGCAGTGTTATGGGCTGTGCAAGGCCCTATTTATGCACTTTTGCATTGTCCGCTATTTTAGCGCTGTTGTTCCTGCCGGGGGCGTCACAAAGTTACCCCCACCACCGCCAGACATACCTGCTTTGTACAGCTCAAACGTGGGATACATTTTTTTGAAGTCTTCACCCTTCAGGGGGTCGTCTCTTCTTGTCAGGTAATCAGCGTACATTTTTGGCTCTTGGCCTTCTTGCACCGTCATTAAGTAGCCTTTGTACAACGGACTGTCAGGCTTAGCCGCGCCTAGTTTTTCTAGCATGTCTAATTTTGCTGCTGTCGATGCGTTTGCGCTTATACCCGCTGCGCTCAGCGTGTTGGCCCTGTTGAGTACGTTTTCGCCCGCTTGGAACCGTTGCTTCTGTGTTTCTGCAATTCTTGCGGCCTCCGCGTCAAATAAATGCCCCGCCACTTTGGTGCTGATGTCTCTATCTTTGGCCAAGTAGTCAACAACGTCTTTTTTAACCGCAACTTTAGCCTCGGTGATCTTGCCTTGCGCGGCTAGGATTTGTCTGCGGGACATGTCTTCACGATTGAATTTCAAGTCGTCGTGTGCATCGCGTGCTTCTTCAATTTTCTGACGCGCTGCTTCTGTCAGACGGGACTCTTCAGCGAAGCGTTTTGCGCCTGTGGTAAGACCCTCGGCGATTCCTGCAAAACCCGGTTTGACGGACTGCGCCATTGCCAATCCCGCGTCAATGAGTGCCATGTTGATGTCGTTGCTGCTCTTGTCTGCAAGACGTTTTTCACGTTCGCCAATACGCGTTTCCCGCTTGCCCAGCAAGGACGCTAAACCCGCTTTCGCATTCTCTTCGGATGCAAGCTCTTTGTTTGCTTGGGCTTCTCGCAAGTCGCCCATTTCTTTAATTTCTTTCGGCATGGAGGCGCGGGCGTCGGGCATGCCGCCCCTGATGCGGTTAAATAGTGCGCCGTAATCTTCCTGCTGTTGCACGGGTGCAGCGCCAGTAGCCGCACGGGGGGCTGCACCGGGACCAGCACCGGGACCAGCACCGGGACCAGCACCGGGACCAGCACCGGGGCCAGTGTTTTTGTTTACATACTGATCTCGGCGTGTTGCCGTAGCGGGGTCGTACGGCGGTGCCGCGCCTGCACTAAGGGGGCCAAGTGGGCGTGGGGGCAGTGTCATTGAATCAACGGGGGTTGGTTTATCTACTTCCGCCATTGCTTTATCCCGCTGCCCTGAGACACTGCCTTCGTAAACTTCGCGTTTCTGCCGCGCCAAGCGTTCTTCTGTGCTTTCGCCGGGAATGGCATTTTTGATTTTGTTGTACGCATCAACCCCAAATTTCTGTATGAACTCCAGCATGCCCATGCCTTCGTAGCCAGTCGTGGACGGCAACAACCCCGCCCCCTCCTGCGCAATCATGCCGGGGTACATAGGTCGGGGTTTGGGTGTCCCCCCAAATTGAAACCGCTGAACATCTCCGCCTTCGTTAAAGCCAACAATCCCGCCGTCCGCCATGTTAGACAGGCTACGTTCGGGTAGTGCGCCTATGCCCATCTCTTCGGGCAGGCGGGAGTCCATGTAGCCGCCGTTTGCCGCCATTCGAGTTTGGCCTTGGGGTGCCCGCATGGCCGGTTGTGGGGCTTGCTGTGGCGGCGCAGCCTGTTGTGGCATGGCCTGTTGTGGCACGGCCTGTTGTGGCACGGCCTGTTGTGGCATACCTTGTGGCATACCTTGTGGCATACCTTGTGGCATACCTTGTGGCATACCTTGTGGCATACCTTGTGGCATACCTTGCGCCGACTGCGGATTTATTGCTGCAAGCGTCTGCGACAAAACGGTGGGGGCCGGTGCGCCTTGATTTCCTTTTTCTGCAACATCGAGTTTGTTGGCTACATCGCTCACCAACTTAGCCATGATGACTACGTTGATGTCATCAGAGTGCTCTGCTGCGTAGCGCTGCCGAGCATCGGGCTTCATCCCGGCAAGCATGCTAATCAGACTTGCGTCAGTAGCTACCCCGGCCAACCCACTGTTTCGATCATCAAACATTTTGATTCCTTATGCCATGCTGTGGATAGCCAGCGCAACAAGACCTTGTGGGCGTGATCGTATCAGACCCCCCTTGGCATAGCGCCCAACCATACCGCCGGTTGCTTTAGAGCCAAACCCGCCCGCAGCGTTAAACGCACCCGCTGCTGCCGTGCCCAACCCGGCTATCTGGTTGAATGCGCTGGGAGTTGCTTGGTACATGGTGCTGCCCAGATTGGCTGTGGGCGCTGCACTGGCGGTGTTCGCCATAAACCCAAGCTGCTTGTACGGCATGTTCTGCTCGTTCAAGAAGTCTTGGTACTGCGTGCTTAGCCGTTGCTGCTCCGCGTTTTGTTGCTGATTGCCGTAGCCAGCCAGCAGTTGGTTCGTTTGCACACCTTGGTTGTACCCCTGCCCTGCAATATTGGACAGCCCCGTAGCGCCCTGCATGGCGGCTTGCTGCCCCTGTAAACCAAAGTTAGCGCCAAACTGCCCGGATTGTTCGTTCAGTTGGTTGGCCGCTTGCCCGTACTGTGCAGCCGTTCCTGCTGAAGTCAGCCCCTGCCCAGCGCCAAACTCACTGGCTCTATTCCCTGCCGCTTGATTGGCAAGTGCTGTTTGCTGCTGGTTGGTGGCGTTGTACTGCGCCCGTTCGTTTTGGGCTTGTGCACCGTACATCCCGGCTGCTTGCCTATTCGCCGCTGTCTGCATAGCGGCCTGCTGATCCATAGTGCCCTGCTGCATCCCATACTGACCAGCCAGCGCTTGATTCGCCATCCCCGTCTGCTGTTGATACCCGGTGTTAGCCTGCTCCGTTTGCTGTCTGTTGGCAAGATTGGCAAGCCCGTACTGACTGCGAACGGCTTGATTTTGCCGTTGCGCTTCTTGCTGATTTGCAAGATTTGCCATCCCAGTTTGTTGCTGGTAGCCAGCGTTTGCCATGTTGGTCTGTTGCTGATTACCCGTGTCGGACAACCCGTACTGCCCCGCCATTGCCTGATTCTGCCGCTGCGCTTCTTGGGCTTGTGCAGAGGTCTGCATGTTGGCCGCTTGATTAAACTGCCCCTGCTGAAGCCCGTACTGCCCGCGTTGTCCTTGGTTGGCTAACTCAGTCTGCTGACGCAACTGTGCGTTTTGCAGGGCTGTGTTGTAGCCCATGCCTTGGTTGGCCTGCTGCGCCGTAAGATTGGACTGCTGATTGGCAAGCTGGCCCTGCATGTTGTACTGCTGATTGGACTGCTGTGCTTGCAGCCCGGTCTGCGCACCGAGACCTTGCGTTTGGAGACCTGCACTCAGGTTCTGCACATTGGCCTGCTGCTGCACGCCCTGATTAGCAAGCGCAGCCTGCATGGCTTGGCCTGCGGTTAACCCCTGTGCTTGAAGCCTGTTGGATTCGTTTTGAACCGCCGCTTGCTGCTCATTGTTTAGATTGGCGAGTTTGGTTTGAAGGTTGATCTGTCCTTCGCCCAGTTGCTGAACGCCTAAATTAGCAGCAAGATTCTGTTGGCCTACGGTCAACCCGGCTTGTTGATTGGCGGTCTGGGCCTGTAGACCTTGGCCTTGTTCCGTATTGAACTGCTGCTGCGCTTGTTTATATGCTTCCTGCAAACCCTGCGCTTGGATGTCACCCTGTTGAGTGGCAAGATTACGGGCAGCTTCAGCGTCCATGATGGCTGCTCGGGAACCCCCAAAAGCACCTGCTCTGGTCTGCTCACCTCTACGTCCTGTAGAAGCAACATCTGCGGCTCGTTGCGCTTCGCGTTGCTGGATGCCCACCACACTCTGCATGTAAGGCGACATGTATGCATCCGCCGAGCCGGGTTGGGCAAAACTCTTTGTTTCCACCCGTTCCGCTGGCCCCATCTGGTAGTTTTTAAGACTTGCCAAACCAGTGTCTTTGGCAGCTTTTATGTCTCTGGATTCAACTGTTGAACCGGCAATATCTTTTGCCGCAGTCATGCTCATGTCGCGCAGGTTGGGTGCGTTTATACGTTCTGCCCCTACTCGCTCCGCGCTCACATCTCTCGGCCCTGCAAACTGAGTTGATAGGGCTTCCGGGGCAGCACCTAGTGTGGCTGCATTGGCTGCTTGCGCAGTCATTTGAGGTGTGGCTCTGTTAAGCGCGGCAATCCCAGTTGCCGCTGTCCCGGTTTGGGCAGCCATCTCTGGAGCCATCTGATCTTGCTGGGCCTGCCCAATTGCCGCTGTACTTGTCGGGGTTCTACCCATTGTGGCCGCTGTAGCCGTCTCCCCCGTAGGTAGCGTGGCAATTCCTGCCTGTTGCGCTGCTGCATTTTGGGCTGTGTAACCAAGATTGGCGGGGGCCGCGTATTGGTTACCAAAATTACCCCCCGTGTATGTAGACCCTGCGGCGTTATTTGCCGCAGTGCTCATAATGTTTTGTGCGTTCTGGTTAGCTACTTGCGCTCCACCGCCCACCATGTCCCTAGCGCCCTGCATGGCCTGCTGCTGCAGGTCTGAAAACTCAGCTTGCCGTTCGTACCCGTACCTTTCAGGTTCTCTAAAGCTCTCAATCTCGGGCATCCCGTTTGCGCCGATGATGTTCTTTGTTACGGGTCTTCCGTCTGGGCCAATAACCGGCTGTCCATTGGCATCTAAAACTGGCTCTTGTTTGTAGTTGTAGGTCAGCGCTCGTGCTTGCGCCATGTTCTCCTGCAAATACGGAGCAACTGCTGGGTTATACCCAACCTGATTTACGATTGTTTGTGTTGCGTCTGCCATGATGCGTCCTTATGCGGGAAGATATTTGTGCGCTTTGGAATCTACAGCGACCCTGTTTTTGCCAGTAGTCTTACGGCGGTTGGCTTGGATGCGGTCCATCATTTTATACAGCGCACGTGCGCCTGCTTCCGTTGAGCCGTTGCCCAGTTCAGACACAATCCGGGCCGGGACTACAAACTCTCCATCGGCAAGTCGCGCAGGTTGCCGACCACGACCAATCGTTGCAGGGATATGGTCCGACACACCATCACCGGGGCCGCGCAGGAGCCTGCCGCCATCCGAGTAGCCGCCGAGGGAGCCGAGCCCGCCTTGGGCGTACTGGCCTACCATGCCGCCGTAACGCCAGTCGCCGCCGGGGCCCTCTGGACCCGCACCCTCACCTGCGCCTGCTCCCGCACCCTCACCTGCGCCCGCTCCCGCACCTGCGCCCTCACCACTCTGGCCGCTTACACCACCTCCGCCGGGGCCCTCTGGGCCACCACTCGGGCCACCACTCGTATCGCTACTCTGGCCGCTTACACCACCTCCGCCGGGGCCCTCTGGGCTGGCACCCTCTGGGCCACTCGGGCCTGCACCAAGTGCAGGGCCTGTAACCGAGGATGGCCCGATTGGTGACGCACCCGGAGCCTCTTCTTCTACGCCAGTAACGGTAGGGCCGCCGACTAGTGCGTTAGGTCCGATTGGGGCAGGGGCAGGGGCAGCGGCAGGGGCACCAACCGACATGCTGGCCTCTCGGGCGTTATCCGCAGCCGTTTGTGCTTGTGCCGCAATTCCCGCAAGGCCCTCTTCTGCAAACGCTCCGGGTGTTTTCCCAACTTCAGCGGCTCGGGCTGCAACATCCTGTTGAATATTTGCTAGTGCAGCTAACCCCGCATTGCTTGCTGCAGCGGGGGCTGCATCTATATTGCTTTTTTCAGCAGTAGCACTTTCTCGGCTTGCACTACCGGGTGTTCCGGGGGAGTATCCATTACTTAGACTACTTTGTTGCGGGCTACCTGCCAATTCACCGGGGGCTAGCCCCGTTTCGGGGTCTTTTTGCAGCCCTTCAATGGTTGCTGCTGTACGCCCCGCTTCTGCTGCTGCTTTTTCTTGGGCGGCTTGGGCTTCTGCTATTGCAGCGGGAGTAAAAGTACTTTTCTCAACTACCGGGGCTGGAAGCTGCGTACCAATAACGGACGATAGAAAACCCCCAGTAATACTTTCAGGGTTGCCACCATAAGTCCCCGCGCCCTTGCCACCAAACTCCCCTGCTCCGCCTTCACCGCCCATCAGGACTTCGACGCCGGGGTTGGTTTTTGCTGGAGCGTCTTTGATGACGTACCAGCTTTTTTTCATGGGGTCGTAGCGGTACGTTTTGCCGTCAGCGCCCACAAAGTCGGGCTTGGCTAGGGCTTTAGGCTGCACTACCGGAACGGGTCGCGTTGTGTTTTTCCTGCCGTAGCCCGAGTAGTCGTAGGTGGGGTCAAGAGGAACCCCACCGCTGGCAAAATGCTGTATCCCGCCATCTGCAACAAAGCCGCCATCAGCGCCGTATTGGTCGATTGTCATGGGCGTGAAGTACCTGCGTTGTGCAGAACTGCCTGTGTCTGGTTGATACGCAAGTTGGCTTCTGCGCATATTTATGTTGGCCGCTCGGGGGTCAAACTGTGTCTGCTGGAACGTCGGGGCTGGCGTAGCTTCTTGCGTTGAAAGGGCTGACAGCAACGGAGCGCCAAGCATCGCCGCGCCTTTGAGTTTGCTGCCGCCGCCAATTGCGCTCAGTGCGTTCATTGGTTCGCTCATGGCTTTTGATGCCCCGGCGGCTATTTTGTCGTAGTAAGAAGCGTTTGCCAGTTTAGATGCAACGGCATTTTGAGATAGCTGTTCTGCCTCATAGCCTAGTGCATCCATCCCAGATGGTACCGCCGCTTTTCCTGCTTCAGCCGACAACGCCCCCGTACCAAACCCAGCTAATCCTTCCATGATGCCGCTACCGCCATAAGCACCAAGGCCCGCCATCAGCCCTTTGCCGAGGTCTTTGCTGGTCAACGCCGTCAGACCGCCGACACCCATAGCTGCCATCATGGGGGTAATTGCGCCCCCAGTAAGGTAAGTAGCTGCACCGCCAAGAAGCGTGGGTAGCAGGCTGTCGAGGAAGCCTGCTTCGGGCAGTCCCGTTTGCGGGTTAATGGTCAGAGTCCCGCCGTGTGCCATAGCCAGACTCTGCAGTCCTGACACCTCACGAGGAGACATGTGCACAAGAGTGGAGTCTGGACCCCGGCCTTGAGCCGACATGTGGTTGGCTAATTGATTTAGGCTCATAGTGCGGTCTTTATTTTAAGCGTTTGGTTGTTGCTCATCACCCCGTTCTGGGTGTCTCTGTACACATCCCCGATTCGCAAATTGGCAAAGTCAGCGTCTGTTGGCAGGCTGGGGTCTGTGCCAGACGTAGGGAAGAAGCTCAAACCCGATACTACAGCGGTTCCGTTAATCTGTGTAGAACCTGCCATCGGCCCTGCGTTGTCGAGTTGGTTGAAGTACAGACGCAACAAACTCAACAGTTGGTTCATGTAAACAGGGTCATACTCCTGTGGGGGGCTAGGTAGCCGGGGGGCTACTACGTTCTTTTGTGCCATTACCTACGCCCATCATTTCTGATGTCAATTCTTGGAGCGCCCATCTGCCACTGTGTGCCAAGGGTGTTTGAACTGATCTTCATGGACATCTGCCGCGCTCTGACCCGGATGTTCAACTGCCCGTTGTAGGTGTCCAAATCAATGGGGTAGGTCTGGGTGGCTGTGACTGTTCCTTCTGCGCTGCTGCTGTTGCCGCCGACTGACTTGGGGTTGTTGTATCCCGAGCCAGAGTTCTGCAAAGGCAGGAGTTGCATGGTCAGGCTGGGTGTTGTCCCGGCGGTGGAGCCGTTGAAGGTCAGGTCAGGCAGCATCCTCCAGACAAACGCAAAGTTGTGGCCGTCGCCAATATCAAACTGGGATGAGGTTATGAACGCATTGATTGGCGCAAGGGTGGCGGCTACACCATCATCCACACCCAGTTCGTGCTGGACAAGGTTGTTGCTGTAGGTGGCTGCAACAGGGTATTCTTGGAGGCCGCTGTCCAGCCACGCCGTCCGGGCCATAGAGCCGTAGTACCAGACATTCTCTAGGTAGTTGTAGACCACATAGCTGTCGTTGGTTGTCGAGCCGTTACTGGGGTAGAACCACCACACCTCACTGAAACCCTCATTGGTGGACGCATAGACCTGCTCAAACTGCGTGCGATCAATGTCGTTGTAGACATACCTGAGTAAGTCACAGTTGAGGGTTTGCAGCCGTCCGTCGTACTTGTAGAACTTGTCTACGCCCATCCAGTAAATGGTCCCCGCCGCCAGCGTCACGGCATTAGGGCCAGCAAGAGAGGTGTTGTCTGCAAGTAGCTGTGACCCCCAAACATAGGGCGGCCCGAGATACTGAAGTGAGTACAGCGCAGAATCTGTAAAGATCACGATCTCTTGCTTGCTCTGTATTGCAGTGACGATGGTGGAACCGTGGGACAGGGTAATACTGCCTGACTGATTAGTAATGGAAGGCGTCCAAAGGGCGGGGTCTTCTTGATCTGACCAGCGCACAAGCATCGGATTGACTGTGGAGGAGCCAATGTCGTTCGTTCCAAAGCAAATGACAAACCGGCTGGCATCAGAAACAAGGAAGAATATCTGGCTCAGCGGGACATTGCTTGCTGTTGCCAACGCAGACAACAAAACGCCTCTCTGGGATATGGTCTGCACACCCGACTGACTACCCGAAGTGATGATGAGCGCCCCTGCGGGGGTCAAGGATAGATTGAACGTGGTGGCTGATACATACCGGGTGTAGTAGGTTGTGCCTACCAGCAAGCCCGTAGGCAATGCCCCGGTGGTCTCAAAGACGATTGGAGTCAAGTCAGGCAGATTTAGTGTGGTGGTGACAACGCAAGGGTTGGCAATTGTCATGGTGACCGTGGGTGCTAGGTAACCAATAGTGGCATCCCAGTAGTACAGCGGCCCACCCCTTGGGCCATACAGCAGGTCTTCACCAAAGTTGAATTGGTTCCAAATCCGCAGAGCTTCCACAGAACTTGCGCTGTTGCCCCAAGTTCCAGAACCCCAAGCGCCAGAGCCCCATCCAGACAGGGGGGCCGCGTAACTTGGGCCGGGGTTGATCTGGTACACGGCATAGACTGTCCCGCCGCCAGACGCTGCTGTTGGTGCAGTTGCGACAGTGATGGTGTAAGTGGAACCTGAAGAGTACGTTATCAGGTACTCCCCAGTTATGAGTACCCCGCCAACGGCAGTGCCGCCTGTAAACGTCACGTAGCTGTTATTGATGTATCCCCCACCGGCATCCGTGACTGTGACCGTGGTAGTGCCGTTTGTGGTAAACGGGCCGGTCAGTGTGTGGACAGTCTGGGTCGGAGTGATGTCGTAATACGCACCGCCGTTGGATATGTAGAACTTGAGGTCTGTCCCAACCCCAATAAGGTTTTGATAGCCTAACGTAACCCAGTTCCAAAGGGAACGGCACACGCCCAAGAACGTATTTGCAGAAATGCGAAGCCACCCGCCTATCTTCTCGGGGGCTCCCTGACGGAAACGCACGTTATCCGACTCGTAGTACCCCCCTTCGTTAGCGTACCGCGTGTTTTCGCGGTTCACGCCACTTTTTAAGGTAATTTTCTGTAAAGGCATAGCTCATTTTCCCACGAATCAGGCAAATGGTCGAGTGCCTGCTTTGTCAATGATAAGCGCCTGTCGGCGGGGGAGCAGGGCTGCGGTGTTGGGGATGCTGATATGCGTCCAAGCATCGAACTCACGGATGATCTGATCAAAGTACAGCCCGTGGCTCATGATAGCGCGTACAACTTGATCAGGGGTCATGCCGGGTACACGGATGTCAGCAGCGCAACCTAGCCGGTGCTGGCTGGTGTCCTTGGAACCCACTGAGTCATTGACCTGTTTAGACCTATAGGCTGAGTTGACCATGATCGGCTTGTTGTCCAGCTTGGTCTTCACCAACTCCAGAAACTGCGCCAATCGGGTCAGGTTGGCAGTCTCCGCAGCGTTGGGTGTGTTGTCGAACTGCCGGTGGCTTGTCATCGTCAGTTCTTCAAGCGTGAAGTGAGGCGTGAGGTTCACCGCATTTCCTTTGCCATCTCAGCCATCTTGTCAGTCTTGTCTTGGCTCGACTTGCTCGTGCCGTAGAAGAAGTTCAAGATGGTTGCCACGACTGTGCCCAGCAGGAACCCAAGGATGGTGTCGGCAAAGCGAATGTTTGGTGCCGGGATGGTAGCGAAGGTGATGAACGCAATGTAAACAACAGAGCAGACTGACCAGAAGGATGCGAAGTAGTAGATGAACCGCTTGGAGAACACATCCGACTGACCCAGCGCAGCGGTCTGCATATCCCGCGCACCCTTGACGTTCTCAAGGTGCATCTTGGCGTACTCAAGGTCGAGTTCCCGCAGCTTTTCTTCTGCCTTGGGGTCACCGGCAATAGCCTGTGCCACAGCAGCTACGGTGTCTTCCACTCCGAACTTCTTGGAGAGCATCGACACCGCCGCGCCACCAAGAGGGCCAGCTACAGCGGTAGCAATGGTGGGGGCAAAGCCCTTGAGTAGGTTGAGTAGTTGATCCATTATTTGTTTTCCTCTTCGTCGTGCGATAGCTTGACACCTGCCAATAGCCCAATGAACCCCCCGACAATTGTTTGAAACGCAGGGCTAATCAGTTTAAAAATCTCGGTGTTGTCCACCTTCTCATCAAACAGGCCCATCAACATGACGCCAACCATGCCCATCACAACAACGCAGAGTGTCAGGCTGACCATCAACGTGACACAAAAAGTGAGCTTGGCTTTCATTTGTCTTTCCTGTTGAACAACTCAAACAATGTCTTGATCTTCTCTTCCAAAACAGCTACCCGGAGGTCGAGCTTGCTCAAAACGATAATGAGCGTGATCAACGCCAACAGTATCGGCCAGCTTTTGGAGAGCAGGTCAAAGAGTTCCATGTCAGTACCCAGACTTGGCCCGAGCTTCTACCTCATACGGACTTTTTAGATAACCGTACCTGATGAGGTAGTAGAAAATCTTCACCGTCCATTTGATAGCCCCGTCCCGCTCGATCTGTGACACATGCACCGCCTCGTGAGCGGCCAGTGCGTAGTTCTCCTCTTGTCCGGGTCGGCAGTAGACTGTGCGCCAAGGCATCGTCACCGCCAGCGAGTTGCTGGCTTTCAGGAACCACAGAACAGGGAACGGGGCGGGTTTCATACAGCTTCGGCTTCTACTTTTTCAGGCTTGTCCAGATCATCTTTAAGCATCTTCAAGAATGCATCCTTGCCCACTTGGAGTTGCTGTAGCTGAAACTGCGTTGAGCCGATCTTGCGATCAAGATCAATGGTGTGGTTCAGCAGCAAGATTTGCTGTTCGGTAAAAGTGTTGGCGTCATGCTCAACACCGTCGATGGTGACGATCTGGGGCTTTTTGTTTTCCATTTCGTTTTCCTTTTTAATATGCTGCCAGAAGCGGGTGGCAGCGTCCCGTTATGCGGCCCAAGGAAGCGGTGGGGTTACTACAGGCGGGTTGATCTGGGCTTCAATCTGAGCCTGCACAGCGGCCTCAGTAGCGTCTTTGTCCACGCCGTTGGCCCAGACCCAACCAAGCACCTGCTCTTGCGTCAGTTGGTCGTAGGGCGTGAAGGTGCCGGTGGGCGTAGGCACAGAGCAGGTGGAGTAGACGCTGCTGGAGTAGGTGCCGTCAGTGCCTGAGCAAGTCCAGTGGCAAACGATTACGGTGTCGGGGTTCTGCTCAGTGGTTGAGCAGTTCATTGCGGTGATTGTCCAAGTGATGTTTGTCATGATGGTTTGCTTTCAAGTTGAGCGACACGGGCGGTCAGTTGGGTGATAAGGGCTTGTTGTTCTTGGATGCACTTCATCAGCGCATACTGCAAATCTGTTTGATAGATTGACAAGCGCATTTTTGGTTCTTCTTTGCTACCCCAATTGCTTTCAGTCACCAACTCAGGAGCAACCGCTTGAACGTCTTGGGCAACGACACCTAATGTCAGACCACCATCTTCTCCATGGTTTTGGTCAATGTAGTTGAAGGTCTGAACGGGTATTGCACAAATTTTGTCAAGATAAGAAGTGGCAGGGGCAAAGTTTGTTTTCTCTCTGCGGTCTGACAAGTTTGTGTCATTTGCTGAATAGTTTGATAGACCACCGTTAGAACGGATATAAGCCCTTTCAGCGGTTGCATCCGTACAACTCCAAAACCTTGCATTACCATCATTAGGCGTTGCCGCTGAAAAACGAAAATCTTGTATAAATTCAGAGAGAGGCGTAGCGTTGGTGCAAGCTGTAATTACAACATAACTATTTTGAGTGTCGCCTCTAAATTCGTGATAATTTCCTGCCGTATCATTATATGTTCCAACATTGCTGAATTTACTATAGCCGTTAGAACCGATACGGGCGCGTTCTGTGTTGTTGGTATAAAAGATAAGTGGATGATTTGTTGCTGTTCTTATTGCCCCAGAAGTTGAATCTGCAAACATTGACACAACAACATTATTTGTTGTTTCTCGCACCAATACCTCTGGTTGAACTGTGCCGTTGACATAACACATTTGACTTGCAGTACCAAAACCGGGTGCTTCAACTACAGAGCCAACATGAAGTAGTGCTTGGGGGCTAGAATTACCAACACCAACACTCCCACTGCTAGTAGCAAGGTTTGCGCCAAGGGTGCTACTCAGCGTCCCGGTGACTGCTAGTCCGGTGGAGGAGAGAAGGGTGACCGTGCTATTGTTTACTCTGCTGTATATGCTGCCGCCAGTAGGGACGCCGATTATCATATCTGGACTACCTGCACCTCCCCAGATACCAGTTAACGTAGTTGCTGCAAATGCTCCATTAAATGATAGCAATCCATACGTTGGGTCGGTACTTACCTGACCAAGACTTACGGCAGAAGTCTGTCCCGACATGGTTACGCCTGACCGCCCCGTAGCACTCAGCGTCCCGGTGACTGCTAGGCCGGTGGAGGAGAATGTGCCGATAGTGGTTAAAGCGCCAAGGATTGAAGAACTTGCCCCTGAATTACCCGCTTTAATAATTACACTGCCTAGTTTCCCGCTACCATTACCAGTACCAACTCCTGACTGTAGTATCAAGTCGCCCGAATAGTCATTGGTTCCGGATGATACTGACCATGCGCGGAGTGTTATATCTTTATCTGTTAAACCAGCGGCGGCGGCAGAGCCACCACCCAACGCGTAACTAACCAAACCTGTACCCAAGGTTGCCGTACCCGTAGCACTCAGCGTAGTAAAAGCCCCCGTCGTAGGCGTTGTAGCCCCGACAGTGCCGTTGATGTTGATTGAGGCTGTGCCGGTCAGGTTGGTGACTGTGCCGCTGCTGGGTGTGCCGAGTGCCCCGCCGTTGACGACAAACGCCCCGGCAGTGCCTGTATTGACGCCGAGGGCTGTGACGACACCCGTACCTGTGGTTGTAGTGCTTGGAGCCGCACCAGCCCCGCCGCCAATGACCAAGGCGCTTGCTGCCAGTGCAGCAGATGATGCCAATGTGCCTGTGGCTGTGTAAGCCAGTACGCCGCCTGATGTGCCTGCTGTAAGCCCTGTGCCGCCAGATGCTACGGGGAGTGCTGCTCCAAGGGTCAACGCTGCGAAGTAGTTCTGGGCAACGATAACGTCTGTACCGTTGCTGACAAGGGCCATCTTTGCCGCAGCAGGGATAGACACCCCGGTCTGTCCGGTGACTTTGAACGTGATGGCAGATGAAGTGTTGTTGAAGACAAAGTACATCTTCGTCTTGGTTGCAGGAACCGCCACACTGCCGCCGCCTGTACCGTTAAGCTGGATGTAGATACTCCGTGCTACACCTGTAGTGCCGTCGGGGATGGTAATCGTGTCTGCGCCCCCTGTGGCTGAGTACGCCTGATACCCCAACGCCTCGTCGAGCATGTTGGTGATATTGGTGTTGACCGTTGTGCCCCATGTGCCCGACAGTTCCCCCGTAGCTGGAAGTGCCAGAGCCAGATTCGTACTATATGATGTTGACATTAAATTCTCCTACGTTGCAATATTTTGCCAAGTGGGTGTTTGCGGATTTGCTATTACACCCCATGCGGGGGTCTGCGGGACATTTATTACTCCCCAGTTTGGTGTCTGAGAGTCATCTATAACACTCCAAAAAGCAATTCCAAAACTTTCTACTGCCCCTGTTGCCGCCACACCTGTTAGCGCCAGCGAGTGGCTAGGTGCTACTGACCCCACTGCCCCGGATGCCACTACGCTTGTCAGCGGCATTGAAATGCCATTGACTACAAAGCCTACCGCACCCGCAGATGCTACACCTGTCAAAGCTACCGAGAATTCTGGAGCTACAGTCCCGACAAACCCGCTGGCAAATGCCCCTGTCTCTGCGCTGGCTGACGTTGCTACAACCGTTCCGACTGCCCCCGTTGCAGCAACGCCTGACAGGGCTACCGAAGTACGCGCTACAACTGACCCAGCGGCTCCCGTTGCTGCAACGCCCGTGATGGCAAGTGTGCCACCCCATCCGTTTTCACCCCATGTGCCATCGCCCCAGCCAAGAGACATGACATCAGGTTGTTGACAACCGCAGAAGCGCAGTGGTCGTTGAGCTAGTCGGCATAGTCAGCGTAAAAACACCCGCCGTGATCGTTTGGCTGCTGAAGGTGTGGACACTGACCGCTGTATTACCCTGCGTGGAGTTATAGACCAGCACCGCATCAAAAGCAGCGAAGGTCACGGGTGTTGCACTTGCCCCATAGACAATGCTTGCCGAAGGTGTCCAGTACGCCACACCCGCAGTGGCTGAAGCATTGGTAGCCACCGGCACATTAGCGTTGGTGATGGTTTCGCCACCCGCTGTGTAGTTAGCTGAAGAGACTTCGTTGCTTGCGCTGTACGCCGTGGTTGAGGCGTTCATTGTGGCCCCGACAAGGTACAGAGCCGCTTTAAACGTGTCTTTTGTGGGTGCGGTTAAGCTAGTCCTGCTGGTCAGGGTGATAGTGCCGAATTGGTGACCGCCATTGAGCAACTGGCCCATGAAGGAGGTGCAAAGGGATTGCGTGTTCGCCATGATTTATCCTAGTGAAGCTGCTTCAAGACCCGCAAGCATGGGATTTTTCAGAGCCACATGTGCAGAACGGTGTACCAATTCGCCGTCCAACCAGTATTCAACCCATGTCGTGGTTTCGTTGTCGTTGTCTACGGTGCCTTCCCGCTTGTCCAGCAGGGCTTCGTCCATCAGACCTTTGGTGGTTGTGATCATGGTAGCCTTATAAGTGCAGCGGTGGATGTGTTAGCTGGCATGACAACGGTGAACGATGAGGTAGTGGTTTTATCCGCGCCAAAGTCCAATACTGCCACCGATTTGTTGCTCTTGGATGAATTGTAAATCAGCGCACCCCGTGCTGTAAACGCACCAGTAGTCCAGACAACATTGCTGAAATTTACAAAGGCGGTGGTGTCGCTGACACTGACTGAGATGCCGGTCATCACCTGACCTGCAGCGGTGTAGCCAGTACCTGTAATCTCCCCCGTTGCTGTGTAAACGGTGGTAGCTGCCCCTATATCGGCATTGGCTGTGTACAGCGCCATATAGAAGGTGTCTGTGGAGAAATCATGCACCGCCTCAAGCAGTTGCTGCTTGAAGGATGTGGTCAGGGTTTGGGCGATGCTCATGTTACTGGCACCCTAGCTTGCCCACTGCGGTAGGCGTCTTGCCGCTCAAGCCCGTCACCCAGACGTTTGAGTTGTCCCATTGCTTCTTTGTACTTGCCGTCATACAGGCCAATCATGTCGGCTTCACCCTTCATGTAAGTGTAGGCTTCAACCAGTGTCCCGTACAGCAGCACAGGGTCGTAGTTGTCTCCCAACCATGTGGTCGAGGCCGTCACGATGGACTCCGGGTAGTAATAGTAGTGAAGCTCCATGCTGTAGGCAGCATCTGGAGTGGGGCCAATGAGGAACGTGAGTTCCGTTGTGATAACGCTGGATGCCACGGCGGGGCCAAACAGAGCGTAGAACTTGGGTGACCCTGTGGTTGTTGGCTTGGGGTACGCTTCCCGGATGAAGTTTACGTCCTTGTTCAACAGGAACGTGTACGCCCCCGTAACCGGGTCTATTGCCGCCAGAGAATAGGAAGACAGAAAGTCATCAGGGCAGGCCAAGTATTTGTTACTCGCCGTTGTGATACCCGTCACATTCTTACGCAGTGCTGGAATCTGTACGGTGTTGTAGATGCGTTTCTCTGCCTGCGTGATGAACAGGTTCATGTCCACCGTAGGAAAGGTGTTCTCCGTGTAGGAGGAAACCGCAGAAACCAACGCAGCGTAGTTCATGCCATTGGGCCTCGTGCCATCAGACCTTTAGTCGCAGCGCCCGTGCCGCGCATCTTGATACCCGATGTCTTCACGCCGGGTTGCTCTTGGTTGGTGATGCGGCCAATCGACGCACGAGCGTTGTTCAACATGCTCATGTCTTTGCCCTTGCCGGGGTTTGCTTCCACGGTCACGGCTTTGCCAGACATGGTGTGCGGCTTTGCATAGGCCGCTGCTTGTTTGTTGTTGATCATCTTAGCCTCCGCGACCAGATTTCTGGTTCATTACTTTAGCCATGCCACGCCCGTACTTCATCATGTCCATGTCCGTCTTACCGCCTTTGGAAAACTTGGTCATGGGTTTGCCGGGGTGCAGCCGCTTCTCGTGCTTGTGCACGGCCCCGGCCATCATCTTCTTGTCCTGCTTCATGTCTGCCTTGTCCATATCAACTCCTAGGTTACTGTAACTGAGCCAAGTTCTAATTCTGCCACCAAATAGTTGGGGGTCAGTCCGTCATCGTTGGCCCTAGACCCGCCTACCGGGTTCCAGTTCCACTGAAATACTCTGCTTCCTTCGCCCGGATTTCCGTCTGCCAGCAAGCCAGAAACCACATAGCTCAAGTCCCGGCGTGGATCACGCAAGCCCTGCGGATCGTCTACCGGGTACATTCCCAACTGCAACTGCGGCTGGTCTGGTGTCCAGCAGGTTGGGCACACCAGCAAGTTGTACGTTTTGGTCTTGACAACTTCCTTCTTCAGTTCCTTCAGCTTGTAGCGAAACCCGCAGCGGTCACACTCTGCTATCGCATTCTTACCTGACGCAAACCTGTTGCCCATGATTAGCTCATGAACATCTGTCTTGGCACAAATCGCACGGCGGCTTTTTCTCTATCTTCATCCTGCGCCAACTGCCACGCCTCGTCGTATTGTGCCTTCAAAACCTGTAAGCGCTCCATGCCATTGGGCAGCTTGAGCGCCAAGTAGTAGGCCAACCCGGCTGCTACGCAAGGTATAAACCGAAACGGAACATCCATCGTGTCAGAACCGTCTCCAGCGTTCTGGTTCCTGCGCAGCCGCCAGTACACGAAGGTGTAGGTCTGGGAGCCATCAGGAGTGGGCCAGACGGTGATTGCAGGGGGGTTTGATACATACACCGCTGTGGTGCTCGTGTGCGTGGCTGCGGTGGTGTTTGCCTGCCCTCTGGAGCAAGCTGTCAGGACATTGCCCACGATATAGCCGTAGTAGATGATCTCGCTGTCCACCTTGATGTACCCGGCAGCGGCAAGCCCTACGACAGAACTCAGTGTGATAGAGGTGGCTGTGGCCGTCACGGCCCCGTTGAGGGTCAGTGTTGTGGCTGAAGTCTGGCCTGAGTTGCGCTGCACCATGACTTGAATGGGTCTGGCTTGGGTCAGCTTGTTGGGCAGCGTAGCGTAGGTGCTGACACTGATGCGTGTGATGGTCAGGTCTGCTTGGTTGGAGGTCGAGTGGGCGTTTGTACGGATGACATGCTCAAGCAAGTCCACGGTGTCCACCGGCAGCGCGTAGGTGTTCAACCCCTGCGTCAGGGCAAACGACCCCTGCTCAATCGTCCACATGTTGATGCCCCGGTTGGCCCAGTCAGCAAACATGATGTTGAGGGAACGCCGCGCCGTACGCATGTCATACCCGGAACGAAGCTCAGAACCCGCACGTTCAAATGCGTCTTCTATGACTTCACTCAAGTCCATGTCAAAGTTAGAGACGCCTGAAGTTGTCATTATCTGAACCCTGCTGTTTTCTTGGCAATTGCTTTAGGTTGCGCTACGAACTGTTTTCCGCTGGCTTTACCAGCACGCTTGGCCTTCGTGGTTGCAGCGTACTCGGCAGGGCTCAGGCTTTTGATAGCCGCCTCTGGCAAATACCGTTCCCCCGTCTTGGAAGACGGTTTGCCAGACTTGGTGCGCCACTTCTGGTCGCCCCAGTCCTTGAGCGATTGCTGCGGAGCTTTCAATCTGTATACCCGCCGCCTGCGGCCTTATATCGTTTAGCCATAACTTGTGCTTTTCTGGCTGACCATTCCCCAGCGCCCGTGCCTACGATTGCCGCCGCTTTGACGCTGTTGAAAATCCGTTTACGCAGACCCGGCTTGGTGTAATTGCCCGCCTCATTGACCTTTGACTTCACTTCCCCACCCTCAGCATACTGCGTGAAGTCCGTGTCGTCACGGCGCTTCTTGCGCTTGCCGGTAGGCATCTTGCTGGGGTCAATGGCCCCCATGCCACGGGAGGCTCTCATATCAGCACATCTTGCCGCGAGTCTTACCCCGCTGCGCAATGCCGTCTGCACGGGATGAGACGGAGCCACCGGATGCGTACTTCTTGACCCCGCCGCCTTTACGGAACTCCACACCTGCTTCGTCGTCGTTCATCTTGCGAGTTCTCTTGGAGGCTGTTGGCTTGCTGGGGCTTGTAAATTTGGTGGGTGTTGCACCGCGGCGAAGTTCGCCGGCAAGCTCCGCTCTCTTGGCTGCGCTAAGAGTGGACATCGAGGGCTCAATCCGCTGCACTTCTGCGGCCTTTTTTCCGCCCATAAGCCCACTAAGCGCCTTCCCTGCGCGAGTCCCCATAGCTGCTTCCGCTGCTATCTGTGCCATTGGAACGCCTTTAGATACGGCCAAAGCGTTTAGCGTATTGCTGACGTTTCGCCCCAATTCGGAACCGCTGGCGGACTCTCCGCCAACCGGCGCTCGAGTTGCATCAAGTGGGATTTGAGAAATTAGGTCTTCACGGGACATGGGGCTCGAAGCTTGCCCCGTGCGAGGCATTGCAGTTGCGCCCCCACGCCGTGTCAGCCCTTGCTGCTGGTTCATGTAGTCGCGCAGGCTCAAGCCAGACTTGGCAAGTTCTTCCTTGGTGACTACTTTTGGCTTTGCGCCTGAAAACCTGTCGGGGTTTGCAAACACACGGGCGCTGTCACCCTCAACAAACTTCCGGGCACGCGCACGAGTGTCGTCGTCGATGTTTTCGTTTTCACCCTCTCGAACGAACCCCTCGTCTGCAAACTTACGTGGTTTCATGTCAACTCCTTAGCAGGCCATGCCGCCGCTTTTCATCTTGATCTGCTTGGCTTTGGTTTTGCCTTTAGACGCAACACCGTCAGCAGCACGGACAAAGCCACCAGTTGCCATCTTTTTCATGGGCATTTCAGGTTTGGCTCCAGCTTTTTTCTTGGCAATCATTGCCATGAAAGGATTCATCTTTGTAGCCATAGTATCACCACCTTTTGAAAATTTGCGGCCTTTGTCGGCCTCGTTAAAGTCTTTGCCCACACTCATCGGAACGCCAGCTTTCTTGGCAAATGACGGTGAGTGTGCGACAGCCGCCATGAACTTGTGTTGAGCTTTTGAGGTAGAAGGCACTATTCTTTCCTCTTGATCCTGCGCTGGACCGTGTCAGTTTCCCAGATACGAATTCCTGTCCAGATGATGGTGAACAAGGCAGCAATAGAAGGTAGCATGTCCGCCAGTGTTCCGATTACCGTTACGATAGAAAGCGCGTCAATAACGTGCTTAAAAGTTTCGTCTTTCATGTCAGCACTTCCATCTTGCAAGAGAA